CAAGGTTGTAATCATCGATATTTGGCTGTTTGTTTGGATCAAACTTGTGGTAATACCGATAAGAACTTGTCGATAATCCTTGAATCGTAAAAGATTCTCTCGCGAGAATAATATCAGTGTTTTTGCCGCGAGATTCGATCACGTACGAAATAAATCCATCGGTTTTTGTTGTGCCCGGACCGCTCACCTCGCGGAACAGGTTGTCAACTTCAAGAACTACAAAATAGAAGTCAGGGCTTAACGTTGGCCCTTCTTCGATCTCAAGGCGGAAATCACTGGTAGCAGTTATTTTGTCGTTTTTATTGAATGTTGTAAAAATATCAGAGCCTGGTACTTCCAGATGAAAATGCACAAAGTTCCAGCGGGCCATGCCGTCACGCCGCGTGCCCAGCTCTAGCTTGTTCCCGTTGACCGTAACCGTATCGTTGCTCGGCGTTCTCGTTGCTTTCTTGATCGGATCAGACTCATCAGCAACGTCAACATCTGCCGAGATGACGTGCGAGCCAATCAGCACCTTGCCGTAAGCCACCGGGATGGTCGCACCAACGCCAACGGTGTTTTGTGCTCCGAGGTAGGCGTAAGACTGCTGACCATCAGCGCCGCGATTAACGGACTCTGGCCGCGTTGCTTGAAACTCGCCCCTAGTGCTAACGCCGCCAATACCTCCAAGATCAGGCTGTGGCGAAAGCATTTGCGTTACTCCGCCAAGGATTAGAGTCGCGCCGATAGTTCCCAGGGCAGTGCTTACCGCCACAGGAGCGGCAAAACCTAATAAACCAATCGTTGCCCCACCAGTAAAAAATGATGCGCCGATTAAAACAGCGCCAAAAATTACGCGAGTAAAAGGGTTGTCATCTGCACCACTGAGAACAGGCACCAAAACCAGGTCATTCTGCCCGATTGGTAGTTGCAGATCACCGATATCTAAATCAACGCCAGCCTGCAAAACGCGATATGCAACGCCTTTTTCATGCGAAGTTAGAAGTTCATCGCGAAACGCTGGATAGTTGATGCACAGCAGCTTGATGGCATCAGCAGGCGTGCGGAGGTTGTGATAGACGTGCTCAGCGCCATACCTCTCGCCTAAATCACCCAGCAGTCGGACGACTTGCTGCATATCGAAAGACCGCCGCGACCCTTGCCAAATAGTATCTGGACAAAGGCACCACCGCACTTAGCGAGTTGCGCTGCTGGTGCAGGATCCGCTCATCAGGTAGCAGGACAGCGGCGTGCATCGGCGTACGCGTTGCCATTCTCATGATCAACACATCGCCAGGCTGGCGAGTTTGTAGCGTCACCTGTTTGAAGCCGATTAGCTCAGCTTGATCAAGGAAGATGCTTTCGCAGGTTTCTGTGCTTTCCGGCCGTTCGTAATCAGGCAGCTCAACGCCCTGAAGCTTGAACCAATCACGCACCAACGTGAAGCAATCTGCCTTGCCATACTCCCACTGACGGCCAACTAAGGAGCGATAGTCAACCACTTGCCCTCCGGTAGCTCGAAAATGTGCCAGGGCACAGAGCCCTCACTGCATACAGTCTGGTCCCACTCGCTTGCAGGGCCACCGTGCGGATGCGAGTGAACAACAGCCTCAACTTTGCCCATCATCGCGGCTACGGCGTAATCCCTTGGCTCAATAACGAAACGGTGCTCCGGCTCATCCGCGATATTTCGGCACGGCCAATACTGCCCGTTGACAACAAGACCGCACGCCTCGCGTGGGTAAGAGCGTGCAGCGTGCGCCTCAGCGTCAGATCTGAAGTCGGGCACCTGGGAAGCCTCCGAACGGCAAATCACCCTCAGGAAAGCGCAGCGTGCAAC